TTAACAAATAAAGTGTTAGTTAAATTAAACGAAGTAGAGTTGACTTCTGCTAATTTTACTTCAGCACGTGGTGTTCAAGTTCAAGCACAGAACGCTGTTAATGAAGCCATTCGTTATATTAATCAACGTGAATTTAATTACCCATTTAATCATTCTACCAAAACTGAAACACTAGTTCCGGGTACTGTTCGTTATAGTATTCCAACAGATGCTAAGTCCGTAGACTACAATACATTTAGAGTAGTTAAGGATAGCGATAATGCCATCTCTGGTGGCAGATTAGATAAACTAGACTACAATGAATATATAAATCATTTTATTACACAGGAAGATGAAGTAACCACAACAACACTAAACGGTTCACACTCAAGTTCTGTAACAACATTAACACTAACATCAACAACAGGCTTTGACTCTACGGGTAAAGTTTATATTGGTAGTGAGATTATAACTTATACAGGTATACTGGGTAATGATCTTACAGGATGTACTAGGGGTGCAGAAAGCACAACAGCGGCAACACATGCCAGTGGTGTTCAAGTAGCACAGTTTGAATCTGGAGATGCTCCATCTTTTGTAGTTAGAACATTGGATAATAACTATTTGTTATATCCATATCCTGATAAAGCATTTAGTTTAAAGTATGATTACTTTACTTTTCCTAGTGACTTGTCTGCACATGGAGATACTACATCTATACCCGATAGATTTACACCTATAGTCATAGACGGTGCTGTGTCTTACATATATCAGTATCGTGGAGAATCACAACAGTACGGTATAGCTTTTGCTAGATTTGAGCAGGGCATTAAAAATATGCAGACACTCCTAGTAAATAAATTTGAGTATGTTAGATCAACCTACATACCCTACACAGGTAATTCAAGAAGTTCTAGCAACGTAAGGGCTAACTAATGTCAGCAGTACAACCTAGTGCATTTAACTGCGAAGGCGGTTTAATATTAAATCGTTCTACCTTTTTGATGCAACCGGGTGAGGCATTAGAACTACGTAATTTTGAGCCAGACATTGAGGGTGGTTATAGAAGAATTACTGGGTTTTCTAAGTATGTATCTGCTATAGTTCCACAAACTGCATCTGCTTCCGAAAAAGTTCTTATGGTGGCTACGTTTGGTAGCAAGGTATTAGCAGCCAGAGGCACGTCTATATTTAGCGCAGACCCCGGTGGATCAAGTTGGTCTTCTATTGACAGTGGTAGAACAGGCGCAGGTATATACAACTTTGAACGATTTAACTTTGACGGCACAGATAAAATAGTTGTTGTTGATGGTACAAATGCACCTACTGTATTTAACAGTTCACTATCTGCAACAGACGTAAGTGAAAGTGACGTAGCTGGTGCTAAGTTTGTAGCAGCATTTAAAAATCATATGTTTTATGCTGGTAAGTCTACCATACCACAGACTATAGTATTTAGTCAGCCAGCAGATGAAGATGCCTTTAGCAGCGGTTCTGGTGCTGGTACTATTAATGTAGATGACACTATAACAGGACTTAAAGTTTTCCGTGAAGATTTATTTATTTTTTGTGCCACTCGTATATTCAAACTAAGCGGTACATCAAGTTCTAATTTTGTTATAACTCCCGTCACACGTGACATTGGTTGTATAAATGGCAACACTATTCAGGAATTTGCTGGTGATCTTATCTTTCTTGGCCCTGATGGGTTGCGTACAATTGCAGGTACAGCAAGGATTGGTGACGTGGAACTTGGCACTATAAGTTCTAACGTACAGTCTATATTTAATGATAATATAAGTAGTGCGTCAGAATTTGTATCTACTGTTATACCTAATAAAACACAATATAGAATATTTTTTACAAAATCAAGCGTTGCAGAAAACCTTAGTAAAGGTATTATATGTGTGCTAAAAGGACAAAAGTTTGAGTTTTCTGAATTGCAAGGAATACGTCCAGCTTCTACCGACAGTTTTGTATCTGAAGGTAATGTAATTGTTTTACATGGCGCATATTCAACGGGATATGTTTATAGGCAAGAATCTGGCAACACTTTTGATGGCACTGTAATATTTGGACGGTACAGAAGCCCTGACTTAACTATGAATGATCCGGGTATTCGTAAAACCATGCAAAGGGTTATTATAAATTATAAACCTGAAGCAGCTATTAACTCTAATTTAATTGTTAGATATGACTACGAATCAGCAGATTCATCAAGACCTGCTGCATATCCACTGGACTCTGAAGATGTTGTTGCTTTGTATGGAACATCTGTTTATGGCACACCTATTTATGGTGGTGCATCACAGCCGCTAGTAAGGCAGTCCGTAGAAGGATCGGGATTTGCAGTAGCACTACGAGTAGAAGATAGTGCAGAGACAGCACCCTATTCGTTAAAAGGGTTTCAATTAGAATATCAGCTAGGAGAGAGAAGATAAATGGGTGATACTTATACTAGGCAGTCCTCCTATACTGATGGAGATGTTATTACTGCCGCACACACCAACAACGAATTTAATCAGCTTCTTGCGGCATTTGCTGCCAGCACAGGTCACACACATGATGGCACTGCTGCTGAAGGTGGGCCTATTACTAAACTACTTGGTAACGGATTAACATTCGGTGCTGGCACGGCTGGCACAGATATTACTATTACTTTTGATGGCGAGACTAATGATGGTGAACTAAAATGGATGGAAGATGAAGACTACTTTGAGTTTTCAGACGACATTCTTATTGCATCTACAGAAAAACTACAGTTTCGTGACACAGCAATTTATATTAACTCAAGCACAGATGGACAGCTTGACCTTGTAGCTGACACAGAAATACAGATAGCTGCCACTACCATTGACATTAATGGTAATGTAGATATATCTGGCACACTAACAATAGGTAGTGCAGGTATATCTGAAGCTGAACTAGAAATATTAGATGGTGCAACAGTTACCACAACAGAATTAAACATCATTGATGGTGATACATCTGCTACGTCTACAACTGTAGCTGACGCAGACCGTGTTGTATTTAATGATGCTGGAACTATGAAACAGGTGGCGGTCACTGACTTAGCTGCCTATTTTGATGACGAAATTACGGCAATGCCTAATCTTACGTCAGTTGGTACGTTAACAACCTTGACTGTAGATAATGTAATTATCAACGGCACAACTATAGGTCACACTGATGACACCGATTTAATTACACTAGCAGACGGTATTGCTACAGTTGCTGGAGAAGTGTCTGTAACTACACTAGACATTGGTGGCACTAATGTTACATCCACTGCTGCAGAACTTAACATCGTGGATGGTGACACATCTGCTACATCAACCACACTCGCCGATGCTGATCGCGTTGTTGTAAATGACAACGGCACAATGGTACAGGTTGCGCTTACTGACTTTGAAACATACTTTGAAAGCGCACTGGATACGTTATCCAATGTGACGACAGTTGGCGCACTTAATTCTGGTTCTATTACATCAGGCTTTGGCACGATTGACACGGGATCGTCAACAATTACAACAACGGGTCTTATCACTGGCGGTTCGTTGGATATTGATGACGTGCTTATCAACGGCACGACAATTGGTCACACAGACGATACAGACCTTATTACTCTGGCAAATGGTGTAGTCACTGTTGCCGGGGAAATATCAGTCACTACACTTGATATAGGCGGTACAAATGTAACGTCCACTGCAGCGGAACTAAACATCCTTGACGGCGTTACATCCACAGCAACAGAAATAAATATTCTTGACGGAGACACCAGTGCTTCTTCCGTTACTGTTGCTGACGCTGATCGTGTCGTCTTAAACGATGGCGGCACAATGAAACAAGTCGCTGTAACGGACTTGTCTGCATACTTTGATGATGAGATTACGGCTATGCCTAATCTTGTTACCACCGCTGCGACTACTGTAGGCGCACTAAACAGTGGCAGTATAACCAGCGGATTTGGCACGATTGATACAGGGTCATCTGCTATAACTACCACAGGCGTAATCACTGGCGGCACGTTAGAGGCTACTGCTGACACCTCTGCTGGTGACAATGCAGCCATTG